GAAAGAAGATTCTTGATGGAATGGGCCTCGAACGGGTCGTCACGTATCGACGCAAGCGCCGTAACTCTTGAATGCTTGGACTGGCAACGCAGGACCGCAGTGGTGAGCCATGACGATTGAAGCTCTTTGCCAGTCCTGCCGCCACCGCTGGACCGTGCCCTTCACGCAGCCGGTCTATTGCTGCCCGAAGTGTCGGGGGAAGTTAATCGTGTTTGAGAATGCACGGGTGGACCGGGGAGGTGAGCATGGTTAGGCGATACAAGGTCGCTGCGATATGGTTGTCTTTCAGCGCGCTGACAAGTTCTAACGCAGCATCTCTTGTAGATTGCGATGCTTCGGCATCTATGGGCACGTTCATCGATATTGCATTTCCAATATTGGTAGCGGTAAATGCTTTGGCTCTATTTGTCCGAGCTAATAGAAGGAAGAAATAGCTATGGCCCTCTCTTCCTCACACTGCTTGTTTTTTTCTTCTTCATTGCAGGAGTGCCGACCGAGTTCGAGTTTGACGAATTACACCGACGACTCGCGATGGCAAAGCGGGATGGTGCGGGGTTCGCCGTGATAGAAGCGCTGTTTCAAGAGTGCTGTGCGCGGCCTGAATCTGATGGCGAGTGCATGCTGTGCGGCATCATACTCTGCCCGCATCACGAACCCATGCACTATCACCATGATGGGTGTCCGGCCTGCACAGAAAAGCGAGTGCGCGCATGAGCCTGCGCAAATTGAAATTGGCGGCGGGTGCGGGCGAGCCTGACGACGTGCTGGCGCTGCGCATCGATGTCGTGGCCTGCGCCGAACAATGGACGGATCAATTGCGCTCTCCGCATAAGGACGATTTCGAGTGGGCCGATAAGTTGGATGAATTGGAAGAAAAACTTTACCGCGCGGTATGCCGCTATCAGGCAGCCGTGGCTAAACGGAGGCACACATGATCGTTTACGTACTGGTTATCTAAGCCGAATGCCAGCGAGCTGGCGAGTGTGGCTGTACATCCATCAAAGGAGAGGGAAAACATGGGTGAAATTGCCGATTCAATTCTCGAAGGCGAACTCTGTCAGGAGTGCGGCGTATACATGGGCGAAGGCGATGGATATCCGCGCTCTTGCTCGGCCTGTAGCCGCCCGGCACCGAAGGCCGCGCCAGTTGGTCATGCGCGCTGTCCTGAATGCGGTAAGCGCGTTAAGGCCGTCGGCCTCGCAGATCACCGGCGCGACGCACATACTTCGAAGGAGTAAACATCATGCAAATCACCGTCGATAGCGAACGCGGCCAGGAACTCGGATTCACATCCGAGTGGTTCACGGCGGACAGCTATTTATGGGAGGAGCCGACGCGCATTATGATCTCGCTAATCCAAGGGCGCACGCCGGGCGTGTTTCGGATGTTGGTGCGCAAGATCCACGAACAGGGCAACGACGTTGCAGTGCCCACGCCATTGGGGCGCATGCGGAACATCGTGGAGAAATGCGGTTACCGATTCTTGCGTGAAGTCGATGAAGCGAGTGGCGAAGAATGCGAGGTTTGGACGTGCTCTGCTGCGTGCAATGGGGGCATGGCGTGAACTACGAAAAATTCCTGTTTGACAAGTCTCAGTCCGGCAATTCTTACGGATTTGATCCCGGCGAGTTGCCTACGTTCCTGTTCGACTTTCAAGCCGACCTCACCGAGTGGGCATTGCGCAAAGGCCGCGCTGCGATCTTCGGTGATTGCGGTCTCGGCAAGACACCGATGCAACTCGTATGGGCGGATCAAGTGGCCCGCAAAACGAGTAAGCCGGTACTGATCCTAACCCCGCTGGCCGTAGCGTATCAGACAGTGTTCGAGGCGCAGAAATTCGGTATCGACGCTGCCCGATCGGTGGCGGGTGAAATCACCGCGCCGATTATGATCCTCAATTACGAGCGGTTGCAGTACGTGACTCCCGATCAGTTCGGGGGAGTGGTATGCGATGAGTCGAGCATCCTTAAATCCTTCGATGGCGCAATGCGAAACGCCATTACCGCATTCATGCGCAAGGTTGAATACCGGCTGCTGTGCTCTGCGACCGCGGCGCCGAACGATTACACGGAACTCGGGACATCGAGCGAGGCTCTGGGGTATCTCGGTCACATGGACATGCTCGGCAGATTTTTCAAAAACGATCAGAACACTATCAAGCCGATGACCTACCGTCACCAGGGCCAGAATTTTCAAAAGCTAGACGATGCCGCCAAGTGGCGATTCAAAGGCCATGCCGAGTTGCCGTTCTGGCAATGGGTGTGCTCCTGGGCGAGGGCCGTGCGCCGGCCGTCTGACTTGGGCTACAGCGACGAAGGGTTCATTCTACCGCCGCTGGTGGAGCAGTCTCACTTAGTCGAGGTCGCATCGCTACCCGATGGGATGCTGTTCGCATTGCCTGCCGTGGGATTGAAAGAGCAGCGCGACGAACGTCGTCGATCAGTCACCGAACGATGCGAGAAGATCGCGCAATTGGTGGATACCAAGGATCAAGCTTTGGTGTGGTGTCACTTGAACGATGAGGGGGATTTGCTCGAGGAACTCATTCCCGATGCCATCCAAGTGAGCGGCCAGGATTCGGGCGATGCGAAAGAATCCGCCTTTCTCGCTTTTTCCAAGGGGGAACGGCGGGTTTTGATTATGAAGCCAAAGATTGGCGCATGGGGTTTGAACTTCCAGAACTGCGCGCACGTGACGTTTTTCCCCTCGCACTCTTACGAGCAGTATTACCAGGGCGTGCGCCGCTGCTGGCGCTATGGTCAGAAATCCCCGGTGACGGTGGATATCGTGACGACCGAGGGCGAGAAATCGGTCCTGCAAAACCTACAACGCAAGGCCAAAGCGGCCGACCTCATGTTCTCGAACCTCGTTACCGAGATGAACCGCGCGCAAGGCGTGGACCGATCGGTGGCATTCACTCAACAAGAAAAGGTGCCCGCATGGCTGTGATTGACCAGGTGATAACCAACGAATACGCGATCTACAATTCCGATTGCATTGAGAGCATGAAGACTCTCCCGGTCGCCTCTGTGCATTTATCCGTGTACTCACCGCCTTTTGGGGGCCTGTACAATTATTCGAGCAGCGAACGCGACCTCTCGAACTGCACCGACTACCAGGAATTTTTCGAGCATTACGCCTTCGTGGTGCACGAGATCGCGCGCCTGACCATGCCTGGGCGCATGACCGCGGTGCATTGCATGGACGTGCCCTCTGGCAATTGCGGCACGGATTACCTCGTGGACTTCCCCGGCGATATCATCCGCCTGCACGAGAAGCACGGCTTTCGCTTTATCGCCCGCTACGCGATTTGGAAAGAACCCTTAGCGGTGCGCAATCGCACGATGGCCAAGAACCTCGCGCACAAAACCATCGTCGATGATTCGAGCCGCTGCAGCGTAGCCTCGGCCGATTATCTGCTGGTGTTTCGCCGTGCGGGCGAGAACAAGATCCCGATTGCGCATCCAGTGGGGCTGCTCGATTACGCGGGTGAGCGCCAGATGCCGGCGGAGTTGCTCAAGTACCGGGAGTGGCAGGGCAACCAGATTGAGAACCGCTATTCGCATTGGATTTGGCGCCAGTACGCCTCGGCCTTTTGGGATGATATCCGCATCGGCCGGGTGCTACCGTTCAAGCAAGCGAAGGGCGAGGATGACGAGAAGCACGTTCACCCGCTGCAGCTCGACGTGATTGACCGGGTGATTCAACTGTGGAGCAATCCCGGTGAGATCGTGCTATCGCCATTCATGGGCGTTGGGTCCGAGGTCTATGGCGCAGTGTGCGCGGGTCGCAAGGGCATTGGCATGGAACTGAAACCGTCCTACTTTCGCCAAGCGGTCAAGAATCTAGCGCAGGCAAAACCGGGCAAGCGCGATGGGCAGATTGATTTACTGAGCGATGAGACTAATGTCGCGTAGAACTGGTCGGCCGCCAAAACTTGCGCCGAAAATCCGCCAGTGGATTATTGCTGTCTATTTTGGACGGCATGGAACGCAAGTCGAACTGGCGCGGTTTCTCGGTGTGAGCCAATCGACCGTGCATCGAATTGTGAGCTACAGCCACGACTTGGTTGATTCCTACAAACTTTCGACATAATCTTCCATGCGGCGGCTAATCTGAGGGTAGCTCCCTCGGAGACAGCCAAGACTCCCCGCGGTTGCCGCCATCTTTTCCAAAAACGGGAGCGAGGGAGTCGCCTTGAATCACACCCCAATCAGGCTCGCATGGACTTTTCCGGCTTAAACCAAGCCGTCCTCGGCCAACTTGAGACGCTACTCGCCGAATACCTGCCCGGGGGCCGCAAAGTGGGGCACGAATGGGTCTGCGGGGACATCCAGGGCGCCCCAGGCGATTCCTGCAAAACCTCCCTGATCTCAGGCAAAGGGTCGGACTTTGCAACCGGCGAGGGTTGGGTTGACTTGGTGCAGCTCGTTTCCAAGCAACGTGGGATCGCTTCTGGCGCCGCAGCACGCGAAGTCGCGATTCGGATCGGCTTTCACCTAAACGGCGGCAATGGATCGGCTCAGATCCCCGCCACAACCTCCAAAACGGCCCGGAAAGCCCCGCAAAAGGCCGCTGAGCCGATTCCAGCCGATGCCCCGCCACTACCCGACCATTGGGAGTTCGGCCCCGCTACAGCCTCCTACGTGTACGAATCGTATTTTGTGCATTGCAGATACGATTTGCTGGACGGCTCCAAACAGTTCACTCCGTGGACATGGCGCGGCGGCAAATGGTCTCC